AAATTTAAGCAATCAGACTACCCAAAAATTGGGCAGTATTATAAGAGTAATAACAATAATAATAATAACAATATTAATAAAGGTTTTAAAGGATTTAAAAAGTTAAAAGATTAATATGTACTATTACAATAATGAACCTTTACAATTAAGCTATAAGAACACCTACACCCCCCCTGAGAAGATTGAAATAGTTTTACAAATAATTAACGACTTAAAATCTGGGATGCTCTCCGCAGATCAGATGCGGTGGATTGTGGACAATCAGAGGTTTGGAGCTTGGACAGTTCAAAAGGAAATAGACAAACTTATTTTTGATGGCAAAATCAAGATTAATCCTATTACACTTGATGAGTTTAGTAATTTTCCCAAAAAGAAACCTTTTGATTTGTAAAACACAAGATATTGTGCTAATAGATTAATTGGCTACAAGCTCCCTCTTTAAGTTGTTTTTAGCCTATTAAGTTAATTAACTAGTGAGTCTTTCAGATACCTTTCTTTCTTTCCTTTCTAACTGGAGGACTCACACTTTAGAATTATTATAAACTAATGGCTGGAAGACCTAGAAAATTAAATAAAAAACTTGAAGATAAGATCCTTGAATATATTGCCGATGGTCTAACAATTAGACAAGTATTTGAAAAACCAGATATTGAATATACCTGGAGCAGCTTTAGAAAAGAATTAATTAAATCAGAAGATTTAATGATGCGATATAGTCAAGCTAAACAATTAGCGATTGATTTAGAACTTAGTTCTTTAAAAGATAAGCGTTTGGAATTAGAAGCCAAAATAGAATCTGGAGAGATTGACGCTAAAGCAGGTCAGAATTTAGTTAATCTTTTTAAACTAACTATTGCATCATCTCAATGGTCAGCCGGTAAAATTTCACCAAAAAAGTTTGGAAAAGCGGCTGAAACCTTATCAATAAAATCAGATAATACTCAACCTTTAACTATTTCTTGGTCTAAACCTTAAATTAATTATGAATAATTACTTTGCTAAACCTTCTAGAAGTGTTGATTTTATTAAGAGTGTGGTAAAAAGAACACACATAAAAAACATATTATACATACAAGGTGTTGCAAAAATATCACAAAAGGAGAACAATTAGCGAACATTCTGATAATCATTAATTATCGGAAAATTACTAATGATAACGCATAACTTATTGATATAAAATTTATGGTTGTAACTAGTTGGTTATTGGTTTTGAATTACTAAATATGGGGGGTTTTTAATTGGTGGCTACCTGATTTTGTGTTACCGGTTAAATTAAAATTAATGTATGCTACAAACACATGGACGATAGATTTCTAAAAACAATAATCTTCATTATGAAAGATAAAACGACAAAAAAACCAATTGTGATTACACATTTTCAAGGTTTTAAAACAAACGATGAAGCTGAAGACTTTTCTGAGTTCTTAAGAACACAATTTATTTTGCCAGACGATTATCCAGATTCAAATGAAACAATTCATTAAGGGGGGTTTTGTTTTAAAATGAAACAAATTGTAATTCCTTACGCACCAAGAAAAATCCAAAATTTTTTGCATGAAAAATGCGATAAGAACCGCTTCAATGTAGTCATTGTTCATCGTAGAGGGGGTAAGACTGTATTTGCTATCAATCACCTCATTAGAGCTGCTCTAACAAGCAATAAACCCTATCCTAGATTTGCTTTTATCTCTCCTTACCGGTTGCAAGGAAAAAGCACCGCTTGGGATTATATGAAACAATTTTCCTCTGCCATACCAGGAACAAAATTCAATGAGTCTGAACTTAGGGTAGATTTCTCAGTTAATAATTCAAGAATACAAATTTTAGGCGGTGAGAATAGTGCTGCAATAAGAGGTCAGTATTTTGATGGGATAGTTTGCGATGAAACACAAAACCTTTCGCCAGACCTTTTTGATACTATTTTAAGACCTTGTTTGTCGGACAGAAAAGGCTTTGCTATTTTTATAGGCACTCCGATGGGAAGAAACTGGTTCTTTGATTTACATGAAAATGCTAAACACAATAAAGATTGGTTTACAGCGGTCTTTAAAGCTAGTGAAACAAACATTATAGCAAAGGATGAATTAGATGCTGCGAAACAAACGATGTCGCCAGAAAGTTATGCTCAAGAGTTTGAATGTTCATTCCAAGCTGGAATATCTGGTTCTTATTATGGTAAGACAATTGAGGAACTAGAAGAAAAAGGCAATGTTAAAAATTTTGATATAGATGATAATTTAGAGGTTGAAACATGGTGGGATTTAGGAATGAATGATTCTACTGTGATTACCTTTGCTCAACGACACAATGATGAGGTTAGAATAATTGACTGCTATGAAAATGCAGGTGAGGGTTTAGAGCATTATTTAAATGTTATAGATAGTAAACCTTATAACTACTCAAAGCATATAGCTCCCCATGATATTAGAGTTAGGGAGATTGGAACGAATAAATCCAGATGGGAAACCGCTAAAGAAATGGGACTAGAATTTGACATAGCACCTAAACTTAGTGTAGAAGATGGTATTGAGCAAGTAAGACGAATGTTGCCTAAGTGCTACTTTCATAAAAACAATTGCAAAAAGTTGGTTGAGGCATTAAAATCATATTGCAAACGCTGGGATGAAAAAAATAATTGTTTTAGGAATAAACCTTTGCACAACTGGGCATCACACTTTGCAGACTCAGTACGATATGGAGCTGTTACAGAACCTATCGAAAGATCGGATTGGAACACACCAATTCATGTGGACACAAATTATATAGTTTAATATGGCAAAAAAAATAATCGAATTATCAGATCCTAAATTAAGAAGTTTATTATCCAATCAAATAGAAAATGCTTTAGGGTATTTAGGAGGTAATCTTTCTGAGTCTAGAAGAAAATCTTTAGAATATTATTTAGGGGATAAACTTGGAACAGAAATAGATGGTCGTAGTCAGGTAGTATCAACTGATGTTGCAGATACAATCGAAAGTATCTTGCCAAACCTACTAAGAGTTTTCACCGCATCAGATAAAGTAGTAAGATGCGAACCGGTAACTGCCGAAGATGTTCCTTTAGCCGAACAAGCAACTGCATATTTAAATCATGTGTTCTACAAAGACAATAATGGTTTCCAATTATTATATAATTTTTTTAAAGATGCTTTGATTGAAAAAAATGGTTTTCTAAAAATTTACTATGACGAAAGCGAAAAGGTTGAGCATGAAACTTATAAAAATTTAACTAAAGCTGAAAAAGATTTATTAGAAGATACTAAAGATGAAATTGAAATTATTGAAGAAGAAGAAATAGAAGATGAAACTGCAAAAGAACAATTTGAGGCACTACTAGAACAGTATGAAGATCAAGGAGCAGATGTATCTCAAGTTCAAGAACCAGATTTTACTTTATACAATTGTAAAATTAAACGAACTAAAAAAACTGGTAAAATAAAAATTGAAAGTGTTCCGCCAGAAGAATTCTTGATTGACAGAAATGCAAAATCAATTGACGATGCCGATTTTGTTTCGCATAAAGTTTTAATGTCAAGATCAGACCTAGTTGCTATGGGTTATGATGAAGATGAAGTTAATGACTTACCAACTAGCGAAGAAGATATTTACAATACTGAAGAAATTACTAGACAAAGAAACATAGACGAATATCCAGTCGATAGTGCTACAGATAAATCTACAGAAAAAGTTTTAATCTATGAGTCTTATGTAAAATACGATTACGATGAAGATGGTATTGCAGAACTTAGAAGAATAGTTTCAGCAGGGGATGATGGTTCTATGGTGTTAGAAAATATGCCTTGCGATAATGTTCCATTTGTAACTGTAACTCCAATTCCAATGCCACACCGATTTTATGGAAGATCAATTTCAGAATTAGTTGAAGATATTCAATTAATGAAATCAACTGTCATGCGTCAGTTATTAGACAATATGTATTTAACAAATAATAACAGAGTTGCGATCATGGATGGTATGGTAAATATGGATGATCTTTTAACGACTAGACCAGGTGGTGTAGTTAGAACTAAGCAACCACCAAACCAAGTGCTGCAACCTTTACAATCACAACCGATTTCACAACAAGCATTTCCAATGTTATCTTATTTAGATTCAGTTAGAGAAGCTAGAACTGGGATTACAAAGTCTGCTCAAGGTTTAGATGCAGATACTTTAAATTCAAAAACTGCAACTGGTGTTAATACTTTGATGACGCAAACTCAAATGCGTTCAGAATTAATTGCTAGAATTTTTGCTGAAACAGGTGTGAAAGATTTATTTAGAAAAATATTTGAGCTTATGGTTAAGTATCAAGACAAAGAAAGAATTGTTATGTTAAATAATCAGTATGTACCGGTTAAACCTACTGAATGGAAAGATAAATTTAATATTAATATTGTCGTAGGACTTGGAACTGGTTCTAAAGAGCAGCAAATCCTAATTCTAAACAACATCCTTGAACGACAACTTCAAGCATTTCAGTTACAAGGTGGAAAAGAGATGCCAATGGTAACTCTAAAAAATATTTACAACACTTTATCGAAAGTAATTGAGAACGCTGGACTTAAAAATGTGGAAAGTTACTTTGTTAATCCTGATATTGGCAAACAAATGATGCCTCCACCAGCTCCACCACCTCTAACTCCTATTGAAAAAATAGAATTTACTAGAATTGATGCTGAGAATAAGAGAAAAATTGCTGATCTACAATTACAAGCACAAGAATTGGCTCAAAAAACTCAAGAAATGCAATTAGATTTTGAAGCGAAGATCAAAGAGATGGCATTAAAGTATAATACACAATTAGATACTGCAAAAATTAAAGCTGATGCAGATTTAGATAAGATGATGGTGGCAGGAGATAACAAAATTCTTGAACAAGCCACAAAATCGACTAATATGTTCAGTCAACAGTTACAAGGACTAAATGGAAACCAAAGACCAGGTGAGGAGATCGGAAGAAATCAGCCGATCCAACCAAGCCAAACAAATACTGGAGAATAAAATTTTTATAGAGGCGGTTGATTCTCTAAAAAAACTTTATTCTGAAGCACTACTTGAAAAAACTGGTGCTAAAGAAAGTGATACTAGAGAAAAACTCTGGATTGCTTATAATGTTGTTGGAAAAGTAGAACAACATCTTAAAACTGTAATTGAAACAGGGAAACTTGCAGAAAAACAGTTAGAAGATTTTAGAAAACAACAACGCCAAACAAAATTTTAACCATAAAGGTTAGAATAAGCCAAGTCGTAAGACAGCTTAACTATAGGAGGACTTAAATGTCTGACAGTAACCCATTACTGAACAATGTGTCAGTACAAGGTGCTGCTAAATCTATTGAAGGTTTGATGGACTCTAAAGGAGTTATCAAAAAACCTCAAGCAGAAGCAACACCAGTTGAACCAAAAGAAGAAGTTGAAGCGAAAGTAGAAACTGAAACTGAGGTTGAACAACCAACTGAAACTCAACC